CTCGCGCGCCACGAATCCGTCGACACGCCCTGGTAGCACTCCCAGTTCTTAAAATCACCCAGCTTGCAGCAGTAGATCTCATTGACGGTCTCGCCGTCCGCCACACCGTACTTGCAGCCCCACAGCCGGTTCCCGCTCTCGGTGATGAAGTCCATGCTTGGGACCTTCCGCGCCGTCTTCACGGTCCCGCTCGTCACCTTCGTCGTCTCGTCGACGAGGCCCACGATCACGATATAGCTCTCGCCCACGTCGTAGAGGATCTGGCTGCCGTTGAGCTTTTCGACCTGCTCGTTCCCGGTCAGCCCCGAAAGCCGGATGCCGTCGTATTGCTGAAATCCCTTCCCGATGCCGTTCGCAGAAAGCTTCAGATACACCGTCGGCACGGATACCCACTGGCTCGTCGCCTCCGCCCACTGCTTGAGCGTGTGGAGCTTGCCGGACGTATCCAGCCAGTACTGGCCATTCGTCGGGTTTTCCGGCTGGCTGGCTTGCTTATAGCTCACCGTCAGCGCCGTCCCGTCGACGAGGCAGAGGGAAATTTCCACGTTCGAGCTCGCCGCGTCGACCACATTCTCCTGCCCCATGTACCCGTTGTCGGAGTACTTCTCGGTGTTGAAGTAGATCCCGTCCGGGAAAATGCACAGATACGCGCCCATGGAAATGAGCTGCTTTTCCCCCGCCGAGATCGACACGGACGGCATATACGCCTCCATCGAAGCGCCGTTGATGTAAAGCGTATTATTCTGCACCCAGCACAGCGCATCCTTCGCCAGGATCCCCTGCACGCCCTCGATCGCCTGCGCCGTCCCTCTCCTTGGCCGCGGCGCGAGCAGCGGATAATCATCCGCCGACAGATTCTCCATGTCGTAAAACTCCCCGTCCGCCAGCTCGAGGTTGTGGTTGTATCCGAGAAAGACCTCCGTCATCATGGTCTGCTTCTCAGTCTCCGTCAGTTGTGGTGCCAGCATGGCCTTACCTCCGTTTCATCATGTCCAGCGGATCAAACAGAACCGGCGGTGCTTCTGCCGGTACCGTCGGCTTGATTGGCCGCGACATGCACATATACCGCCATTCGTCCGCGCAGTGATCCTCCATTTTCGTATCCAGATCCTCCACCTTGTGCTCGTCATACATGAGCATCGGGATCGTCCGGATAAACGCTTTGCACCCTGCAAATACATACATTCTCGGGTATCCATCCGGGTCAAACTGTAGCCGGTAGTGGCACTGCATCCACCCCGCAATGCGCTCGTTGTCTCCCGGTGAAAAATATACACCGTATTTCGCTGCGGTCTGCATGATACTCTCTCCGCGATCCGCCGCCCAGCACGCCGGGTCGGCGACGCCGATGATGTTCTTCCCTTTGAGCCACGCATGCGTCCGCTCGATCCTGCTGATCTCCGCAAACTGCTTGTCCGGGTTCCACTTGACGCCCTCGTTCGGTGTCTTCGTGCATCCGTAAAGCTCCAGAATGCGATAGATCACGCCGTCATAGTCGACCGCCCACCACGCACAGGAAAACGGCTTGCCGTAGCCAAAGTCATAGCTCCTGCAGATCGTCCACCCGTCCGGGATCTCAAACGGCTCAATGACATGCGTCCAGCGCCGGTCCTTGTAATGCTCCGGGTCGTCCCGGAAGTCCTCGAAGAACTGTCCTTCATAGACGTCCCATCTGCCATACAGCCACGCCTCCCGGATCTTCGGCGGCAGCGTCTCGAGCTGGTCGATATACTCCGGTTGGGTCTGCATCAGGATTTTGTTGTCCTGCAAGAGCGCCTGAATGAAATTGTAGTTTTCCGGTTTCTCTTTGCCCTCAAAGCGGCGATCGACAAACAGACGCTTGAAATACGCATGTGCTGGCCCTCCCGGATTCAGCGTGTAATACGTCCGCTTCGGAAATCCGTTCGTTCCTCGCACGCAGGCGTTGATCTTGTCGATCCACTCCTTCTGCAGCAGCCCGGCCTCATCGATAAACAGCACGTCATACTCCGCGCCCTGGTATTGCTGCAGGTCTCCCTCGTTGTCGCAGTAGCCGAATTTGATCGTCGATCCGTTTGGAAATCGGAAGATCTTGTCGGTGGTGTTGTACTTCGCGATCCCCGCCAGCTCTTTTTTCAAGGGCTCGATATGGTTGTTCCTGAGTTCAGGCATCGTGCGTCTTACGATCAGGACCTTGATTCCCATGAAATGCAGGGCCAGCAGCTTCGCCTTCGTCCGTACGGCCCAGCTCTTGCCGCCGCCGCGCGCGCCGCCATAGGCCACATGCCGGTGATGGTCCAGCAGAAACAGCTTTTGCTTTTCGTTCGGTTCTCCGAAGCGGATCGTTTTCATTCCGCGTAGGCCTCCGCTTCTGGCTCCATGGTGATGCGCTGGCTTTCGTCCTGCTTTTCTCCTTCCGCGTCACGTTTGTACCGGAACCCATACTCCAGCGCGAACTGTGCCCCACGCTGAGAATCCCGGTCGAACAGTCTTTCGGCCGTATATTGTTCCACGCGCGTCTGCGCGCGCGAAATCGTGTCCATAAATTCTTTCCTGGCCTTGTAGTTGTACAGGCTCTGCCTGCTGGAAAAGCCCAGCGCCAGCGCAAGCCCCGGGATCGTCGGCGGCTTCCGCCCCACCCAGACCGGAGTCCCATCTTTCTGGTTGAAAACGATGCTCCCGTCCTCATCCCGCAGGATCTCTCCCTTGCAGCTCTCAAAATACGCCTCGATCAGCCCTTCGATCTGCTCCACGGATTCATACTTCGGTTTCCTCGCCATGGCTCACGCCTCCCTTCTGCTTTTCAGCATAGCGTATCCGGAAAATCTTTTCACCCCACGCACGCAGAATGAGCGCATACGGCGTTCCGCATGCGCTTCGGCTCTCATTCTGTTCTTTCGTAGTATCGGAGCTTCGCCGCCGCGATGCTGCACCGCACGTAGTCAAAGCTGGCGCAGTATCGCGTGATGTAGTCTGATGTCTCCCGCCGCTCAGGAAATGCGAGCACGCATTCTCCCTCGCAGCGTATCGTCTTTTTCCCGGCTGCCTGCCAGAATGGGCAGATATACTCCCTGTGCCAGTAGTCGCTCGTCCCTATCACCCTTTCGTCTTAAAACCTTACGCATATACAAGGTTTAATTTAAGCGGCTCCCGTTCCGCTTGCTCTCTGATCTTGGGTCGACTACATACTTATAATATTGATACCCGTACTTTGTCGTCCGGGCCTCTACGAGGATGTAACCTCGCGGGGCGACGGGCGGATGCTTGGGGCTGTACTCGCGCACGGCCTCGGTCGCAGGTTCCGGCTCTGGGCGGATACAATTTCGCGTCGCCTTGTACCGGTGGCCGCCGAATTCTTTTCTCCAGTGCGCATGCAGGTAACTGGCCAGTGCTGTGTAGTCCTGGCCGTGGTCGACCTTGTTTCCCTGCTCGTCTATATAATTATTGTGCTTTCTCAGGTGCCGAACCTCGATCACGCTGCCGAGCCCCCAAAGCCCGCCGATGGCTTCTTCCGGGATCCCCTCTGTTACCAGGTGCAAATGGAAGCGATTGGTTGTTTTTCCTCTTCCGTAGAAAGCAACGATTTTGGCCTCCGGATAGTGATACTGCATGCGGCGCACAAGGTTGTCGCGCACTCTGCGCATTTCCTCTGCGGTATGTACCTCGTTTTCCGTATCCAATGTCAGGGTGGAATACAGGCTTGTGGGCGAGAAATTGGCGTTCATCAGCGCAACGAGCCGATCCAGCGATTGCTTGCTGTTGAATTCATCGCGCTCCGCCTGCGTCTGGAAGCGCGGCTTGCGCGGTTTGCTGGTCTTTTTGTCCGCACCGTCGGACACGGTATACACGATCTGCGTACATACCGCCCCGGCAAACAGGCGGCGCTTGTGTCTCTTTGCCATCATCCACACCTCTTTCTCCCGGGCGGACAGAGCCGTCCGCCCCTACAGGTCTTCTGCCCGCTCAAAGCGTGGCCGGAAATTCCGGCCACATTTTCAACGGTCAGTTCGTGTATCCGCATGCCTTGCATGTGCATACGTCTGTCTCAGCGTCCCATTCGCAATCTGATGCCCCGCATTTCGGGCAGTGCCCCCCCCACGCACCTCGCACTCCTTTGGGGTCTGGCCCCGGCCCATTCAGCTTTGCATGCCATGGATCCCCTTTCGGGCCCAGCTCCTCCCAATGTGCGGTGTGCTCACGATTATCCCCGCGTTCCTCTCTTGCCTTCTCGATCCGCATTTCCATGCGATTCTCCCTTCAAATTGTAAGTACTTCCCGCCTGGACTGGCGGGCAAATTTGCGTTCCGGGCAGAAGCGGCACTCGGTGCAGCTCCAGGCGCCGCGGTAGTTGTTGCGCGTCGGGCAGAGTGGGTTGTAGCAGATCCCGGAGCCTGCCCGCTGCGGGCCGCGGCCGAATTTTTTCTTCTTCGGTTCGGCTTTTGGCTTTTTGGCTGGATTCCTCTTGGTGACGAGCGTGGCCGCGCGTTCTTTCCGGAAGCATCCGCAGCTTTTTGCATTCCCGTTCCGGAGGTATCTGCCGTCCTTGCTGCAGATGGTCCCGCATTTACACCGGCAGATCCAGTGTGCCGTATCTCCTTTTTTGCTGGTATCCCGCCCGATGACGTGCAAATATCCAAAATCCGTGCCCGTCAAGTCGACTACGTGTGACATTTCCATTCTCCTTTCGTCAGGGGCCGGTCCCCCGGCCCCTATGCAGGGCGGACTTGCACCGCCTGCGCCTGCGCGTCCCCCTGTCGCCGCAGGCGAGCTGCCCTTGTCTGCTCAGGCAGCTTTCCATAAGGAGGTAACACGATGCCGCCGGGCGATCCCGACACCCGGCGTGGGGTAACGTTGACGGTTCCCATCCGCGCGCACGTTCCACACGCGCTTTTTATCCCCGGCCCGCGGGCTTGAGGTTTCGCGGGCCGGGTGCAGAGCCGGGGTGATCCTCCCGCAGCCGTCTCATGGCGGAGCGGCCACGGCCAAAGTCCGAAAAAATATGGTCCCCGGCTGATTGCTGACATCAATCCTCGGGCTGGCTGATATCCTTGTGCCGCAGCCCGTCGGCGTTCTCGGTCAGCGGCAGCGCCTGCCGCCGCGCGTGCTCCTCCGGGTTCCAGCCGCACCGCGCGCAAAGATACGGCGCGAGCTTTGCATACGGACAGGCATTGCCCTGCTTCGGCAGCCCGCATGCCTCGCGCGGGCTGCTCTCGTTTTTTTCTTCTGGCATGTTTAAATCTCCTGTATGTCGGTTCCAAATTTTGACCGCATGAATTTCCGGTTGCGCAGATACTCCTTTGTCCGCGTCGGCCCATATCCAGCCTGCCACAATACGGTCTGCCAGAACCGCCCGATCCAGACGCAGGTGTCAAAAACCTCTTGGCCTACCGTCATGCCCATGCCAGCAATCATTTCGATTGCCACGTCGTATCCGTTCCCGTAAAGCTTCTGCGCGATTAGCGGGAGCAGCACATTGTTCTCAATTTTCCCGACCTCCAGCACGCGGCGGATCTCCTCGCCGTCATGCTCTACGATTACATAGCCGGATTGAATATTGCCGGGGTCAATCGCCAGTATCGTTCCCATATGGTTCCCTCCATGTCAGAACGTTTTCGTATTTACACGGGTACATTTCCCTGCAAACGAGCGTTTGCACACACGGAGGGGCCAAAAGGTCGACAAACTCCGGGCATTGCTCAATCACTAGCTCGCGGATCTTTTTGGCGACTTTGCGTGTCTCCTTCGCCGCCAGATGGCACAACCGCTTTTCCATGATCGTCATCAGCTCTTCCGCGTTCATGTACCAGATCATGTTCACAGGCGCGTCCTGCCGCGCTGCGTTCCGGTCGTATTCGTCCTGCCGGTCATTCCGCTGTGACCGGATAAACGGCTGTGCGTGGACGTGGCGGGCTAAATGGGTGCTTACCCAGTACGGCACACCCTCCAAGTAAAACGCGAATTGCAGAGTCCGAATAGGGCTGTGCTGCGCCCGGAGAATGGCGTGTTTCCACTCCATGTCCGGTGCTGTTTTCATCTCTTTGCCGATGGTGACTAAAGCGCACTGTTTTGCAAATGCCCAGTCCTCATCGGTGGGATATTTCAAAAGTGTAATGTTCATTCTTCCCTCCGTTCTCCGTAGCTGCAAAAATCGTCTGCCTCTTTTACCGGTTTGAATACACGATCCCAGTACTCACCATAGGCGAAGGTGTTTTGCGGGTGTCCGCAGTAATAGCCTGCGGTTCCATCTGTCCGCTCATACCGTTCGGCGTGTTCGCAGTCCTTACACCGCACCACCTCCGCAACGTCGGCAGCGGGCACTTTTTGCAGTTTATCGAGCAATCGGCTTACCCTCATCACGGGTGCCATGCACGCCTCGCTTACCCATTCATTGGCCGCTTTCACCGCCGCCTCGCGGCTGATGTATTCGTCATGCATGGTCGGCCTCCAATTTTCCTTTGTGCTTCTTCACGAGCTCCTTCGCGAGGTTCAAGCCGACTGCAGTATAGTCAAATTCGGAGTCCCCGATAGCCGGTTCAACGCATCCTTCCGTCCCGCCATATGTGCCATAATGCTGTGCGAAGTCACTTCCGTCCGGGAAACGCACTGCATAGCCGTCGTACAGGTGCTCTATCGTGCATTTGATTCCAAGATCGACGCAAAAATGGTACAATGCGCGTATTTCAGTGTATTTTGATGGAAAATCTAACGTTCTTTCCTCAGGCGGCAGCACCACCACGCGCCCGTCCTTGTCGGCCTCGGCAAGCTCTTTCAACCGTCCGACCGTCATGTTTTCCGCAGCCTGCGCGAAATCCCACAGATGCCCAGCATTTTCGCCCATCTTACGCAGCATCTCCGGTGTCCATCCTGTGTCCTCGTAGGCTTTCAGCCGTCCGTACAGATCGCGGGCCATCTTGCGGAAAATATCCTTGCCAAAGCCGTTGCTCGTTGGGCCGTTGATCATCACGTTGAGCGTGCTGTCCCGGCTCTGCTTCCAGTCGATTTCCTTGCCGCCGATCGCGGCGTGCAGAAATCGGTCGGTGCCCGGGTCTACGTTGATATTAGGACTTGTCAGTCGTTCCATGTCTCTTCCTCCACATACCGCCAGCTCTGCGGCGGGCGGGTGATTGGCCCGGGCGCAAGGCCGAATTTTGTCTCCCGCAGGCCGGTAAACTCCCACAGATTGCGCGGGTGATCGTAAACGCGCAAATCTGAGATGTGCCAGCCGAAGCCGGTGGCAGCTCCGAGATACTGGTGCAGCTCCGCAGGCTCTAGGCAGGTTGGCCACGCAGCATCCGACGGGATCCTTCCCGCGCCGTTAATGTTGATGATCTCATCGCACAGAAATTCCCCGACGACTTTGCCGTTTCCGCATTCGTAGATGTAGCACTTAAACGGTGGGTTCATCTTCGGGCGCGTCTTGCGCACCTCAATCGTTTTCTCACCGCTTATGATCTTCTCGCACCACTTCGGGTGGATGCTGATCAAAACAGCTTTACTCATTCCTTTTCTCCTTCCTCCCGCTCAAAGCGGATTTTCATTTGTGCGGGGCAAAGGTCGACCTCTGGGCGGCGCTTGCCTGTCCAGCGAAGCCCGCCGGCCTGTCCGACGCACTTCCATCCAGCCGCCTTGGGGCTTGTCCCCGACTCTGTATCGAGGATATATGTAATCAGCTTGTGATAGCCCATCGCACGGGCGGCTCTCCACGCAGCTGCATATAGCATACTGCACGCATTCCGTGTTCCATCTGTGCAGCAGCGATTTACCTCAAGCGTCCACCCATCATCCAGATACCGCGAAACCGGTCTGCCGACGATTGCAACGCCTACAATTTTCTCGCCATCGGTGCAGCCGATGGAAAACTTATGCCCTACCACCGGCTTGTGGTGCCGGTGGTGCTCCGCGACAAAGGCGTTTGCCTCTGCCAGCGATACCGGGCAAATATCAAGCATCTGCCTTGCCTCCGTTCCTCCACACTGATCCACGCGGCACTTTCTCCCGCAGCGCCGCGTTCTCGGCGGTCAGGCGCTCGATGAGGTCGGCTGCGCGCTTATGCATTACGTTCACGCAGTTTTGATCGCTCACTACCGGGCAGCGATCGCACGGTTCCCCAAATTTGCAGCACCGCAGCGCCTGCACGATTTCCTTGTCTGTCATAGCGTGTCCTCCTCCATTCCTTCAAGAACCATTTGTCCCGGCAGCACGCCATCCTCCATCCACCAGTGCATCACGTCCTCGCCTGTCTGCCAGTCGTTCGATGGCTCCCGCTTCTTCCGTTCGTTGAGCATCCGGCCGAACGCACGGATATATGCGGCTTTAATCTTCGGATACCTTGCAAATTCGGCGTATCGCGTTGCCTTTTTGGCAAGAGGGCATCCGATACATCCAATTCGTTTCCAGCCACAGGCGTATAACGGGTTCATCGCAATCTTCTGCTCGTCGCAGTAGCCGAGAACGTCTTCGTCTTTCCAGTCGATGATTGGATTTACCGTCCGTCGAGCTTTCAGCTGGCAGTTTTCCAGGAGCATTCTCCGCTCGTCGTTGTCGTCCATTAGGATAATTCGCTTGTCTTTGTCCTTGTGGCTAGTTTCCATAACGCCGTGTGATTGCTTCCGCCTTGCAGACTCTGCCCACCGGACTCCCGTCGCAATAAAACGTCCTTTTCCGCCGGTTTCCTTCAGTTCCCTGCAGCAATATCTGCTGATTCTTGTAGGTGGCACGGAATTACGCGGGATCAGATTCCACATCGTCACGTTCCCACCGTCCGGCGTCCGGTGCGTATCGATGTCGCATTTTACGCCAGCCAGCTCCAAGCGGCGGAAGGTATCCCGCACATGCCAGACAGTCTCCGGCGCGTCCGCCGTTGTGAGACTATGTAGGACCTCAAACGTGATCCCGCTTGCCTCCGCCAGATGCAGCAGCACGTCCGAGTCCTTGCCGCCCGAGTACGTGATCACCAGCGGCTGTTTGTACAGCCGCAAGCTCATCTCCGAGGCCATCTTCAGCCGCTCAATCGCGGTTTGTTCTAAGTCCATTGCCGTCCTCCCTCCCCGGCGTAAGCTTGGCCAGCATGATCTGGCCGAGATCCGCCACATATACCAGCCGCCCGCGGCTGTAGACCATCATCCTGTCGCCCTGGATTTCCATTCGGTCGGCCTCGATGTTCGTGATATCCTGGCAGGCGTCACACACGAACCTCATACCGGTCTCCCCCCTTGCTGTACAGCCTCTGCTATTTCTCCGATCGTTATCTGGCTGCCAGCGTCCTTGGCCGTTTTCTGTGCTTCCCGTACTCCAGCCAGCATTTTCTCTTTTGCGGCCAGATAGAAACTCTTATCAATTTCAAAGCCGATTGCGCTTCTTCCTGCCTCCGCAGCTGCGCGTAACGTCGAACCGGAGCCGCAGCACGGATCGATCACAAGCTCGCCGGGATCCGTAAATATCTCGATCAGACGTCGGAGCACCTTCACCGGCTTCTGCGTGGGGTGGATCTTCGGAATGTCCTTCCCGTCCCGCTCCCACTGGAACCAGTCGAACACCATTTTCCCAGTTCCCCGAATGGGCTTCCCGTCCTCGCCGATCTGCCGCCCGTTGTTGAATTTCGGCAGCTTGTCCCGGTACAGGACGACCGCGAATTCCGTTGCTCCGACAATCCGCATATTGGCTTTGAGCACCTGCGCGGAATAATTCTTGCAGAAGAAAAGCGGATACCAGTTTTTAAATCCGTACCGCGCGCCGTATTCCGCGACTGTATGTATCTGATCGAACGCGCAAAATACGATCATGGCCGGGGCTTTTCCCTTTTCCTTCGGCTCCGGCCTCAGCAGCCGGGAACAGAAGTGCATATACTCTGCTATCTTGAAATAACCGTCCGAATTGAAAAAAGCTCTTTTCGCGAGCTTGCTTTCTCCGTTGGCGTTGTCTCCGCCCTTGTACCACATGGGATTCGAGCCATAGGCGTCCGTGCCAATGTTGTATGGGATATCCGCGATCACAAGCTGCGCTTTCGGCACGTTGTATTTCTTATAATTCTGGAAATTATCGTGGATGATCTCACAGCGCAGCGGCTTCCCCTGCGCGCTCATACCAGCGCCCCTGGCCGTGTGTCTGGCGTGTAGTGGAGCTTGGTCGCGCGGGCGTTCTGATGGTACTCCGGGCGGGTGAATTTATAGCCCCAGTGCTTGGCGGCGGTAAAAAGGGCCGCATAGCCATCCTCGGCGCGGACGGTCACTTTCTGGTCTCCATATGTAACGGAAAAGTGGTTCTGACCGGTGTATCCGGCCTGGGCGATCACGGCGGGGCGCCGCGGCGCCCGCTCGCCGGGGTAATCGATGCTATTTCGCAATGTGTTTGCGCCTCCTTATCTGGTTGTCGGCATGGACCATCTGCTTTCCCGCTGCAAGATCGGGCTGCAGGCTGTCCCTGTCGCGGTGGTTGACGTCGTAGATGTGGTTCCGTATGCTCTCGTAGAGCGTCCATGTGCAGCACCCGGTGCGGCATGTGCCGCTTCGGTCCGGGCAGTTCCGGCCGCAGGGCGGCGGGATGGGCCGCATGCGCGGCGCAAAATAATTCACTCCGCTTCCTCCTGTACGTGCTGCAGCCAGGCCGCGAGCTTTTGCAGCGCCGACTCGCGCTGCAGCAGGTCTTCGACCGTGTCCCGGTCGACGCGCGGCATGCTCTGCAGGATCTCCCGGTCATTGGCGCAGTCATCGGCAAAGGCCAGGACGGCGTCGACGATGTCGGCCAGCTGATCCGGCCGGAGCTCGACTATGATCTTCGGTTCGTCCATCACAGGATCCCGTAGGTGGTCAGGCCCAGCGCGATCGCGCCGGTCGCGACGCAGGCGTCGGTCATCTCTGCGTACCCGGCGATCACCGCCAGCACAAAGGCCGCGCCGCCCAGCCACACGCAGCATGTCTTCGCCACCCGCCGCATGGCCTCCCGGTACCGCAGCTCCTCCAGCAGTCGCTCCTGCCGCTCCCTGGTCTCTTCCTCCGGCTCATGCCCGAGCCGCTCCGCAAGATTCGTTCTCATTCTGTCAACTCCTTCATCCATACCGGGCTGTCCTCCCGGTTCACGCAGTAGCGCATGGTTTCCTTGAATTCCTCGCCTATTCCCTGCTGGCAGAACGCGGCATAAAATATGTTCAGGATTCGCGCTGCAGCAGCGCTCAGTTCCAGCGCGCTGCCGGATAGCGCAGATACCGTTTTTTCGCCGTCCATGCCGATCTCGATGTGTAGCTTCCCGTTATCCATTGGTTTCCTCCTTTGCTTCCTGCATCCGCCTGACGAGCCGCGCCAGACGGGCGTTTTGCGTCACGAGCTTCTGCGCGTCCAGGTCAAGCCCCTTGCGCTTGAGTCCGTTAATGATCTGCGCCGCCTGGCACTCACACACCATCGCCGCCTCGATCAGGTCATGCAGCTCCTGCGCATCCAGCGTCAGGGTGTAGGTCTTTACCTTCCCCATGGCTCAGCCTCCTATCTCTGTACCATCCATCGTGCCAGCTCCGTGAGCGACACCGTGTATTTGTTTCCGATGTGCCGGGCCGGGAACCGCCGGTCGGCCAGCAGCGTCCGCCGGTCGATCCCCAGCGCCGCCTGGCATTCCGTGATCCCGATGGCCGCGCGCCCCGGGAACATATCCGTCAGCAGCTCCAGCTGCGGCCGGTATCCTTCCAGCTCTCTCGGCATCCCCTCACGCCTCCTTCTTCTCGCTCTTCGGCTGCACCATAGCAGCCATGCCCTGCATAAAGATCAGCGCCTTCTCACGCATTTCCGGCGTAAGCTTGTTGATTTCCGCCGAGATCTTCTCGGCCTGCTGCTTCTGCTCCTCTGACATTGATCTCACCTCGCTCGGTTTATTCGTTATGTATAGACTAGCATGTGATACGTATATTGTCAAGTATTATTTTATACATTTCACATATTTTCTGATTGACAAATATGCGTGCCTGTGATACTCTCATTTCAGAAAGAAGGTGAATCCATGAACACAGTGAATGAACGAATCTCGTTTTTAATCAAAGATCAGGGTCTGACGCAGTCCAAATTTGCCGATCGCATTCACCTGACACAAGCTCATGTCTCTCGAATATGCTCCGGCACATATGTCCCAACCGAGCGCACGATCTCGGATATCTGCCGGGAATTCAACGTCTCCCTCGCCTGGCTCGAAGACGGCGAAGGGGAAATGTATGTGCAGCGCAGCGCGAATGAGGATCTGGCCCTGCTGGTCTCGAACATCATGTCCGACGCGGATGACTCCTTCCGGAAACGCTTCATCTCCCTCCTGATGGCGCTCCCGCCGGAAAAATGGAGCGAAATTGAAAATTTCGTAAAAAAATTAAACGGAGACGCTTGACCGTCTCCGTTTATTTTTGTATTCTGGTAGAGGGTGGTATTTATGCGGGCTTATGCCGAAACAATGTCTGTGATCTGCGCCGTGCTTTTGGTTCTTCTCATTCTCTGTACGTCCTGTTCTCCGCGCCAGTACACAAGCGATGATCTGGCGGAAGCAAAAGCCGAGTCTTACCAGGAAGGATACCGTAATGGGTACGACGACGCACTCGACGAGTTTGCAGTCGATTCCCACTGACACGCCATCCCGTGGCATTCGTTTTTCCGCTTCTAGCAAACTCCCAGATCCCCCTGAGCGTCCATCTTGCAAAATAAGCAGAGAAGATTATCTGCGTGAAATCGTTTCCGTTCAAGGCGCTCTTTCGTACCCGCTTTCTCGTGGAAAGTACAATCCTTATTCCGGCAGAAGCATTGAGACATTGCAGGACTATGAATTCTATTGCCAATGCATCGCGCTCCGTCGGCTTTACGATGAACGAATGTCTGCCGCATTTGCCGTTGTAGATTCCACTCAAAACGTCCTTTCTGCTGCAGATGCCGTTGTCAACGAGTCTCGTGCGCGTGCATCAGCTGCACAGCAAGAAGCTGCTCTTGCCAAGCGCGAAGCTGCTTTGTACAAGCATGACGCAATGATCGCCAAATCAGATTATGCAGCGCTGAAAGCTCGTGTCGAATCCGGCAAAAAATTGAGACTCCGAATACTCATCATCTCCGTAATTCTATTCCTTGGGTTTCTTCTGTTTTATCCTTTCTCTCGTCCTCAGGAAAATGTATCGCAATCAACGGAATCTTCTCATGTGTCAAGCTCTTCCTCCTCATCATCCGAACCCACCGGTGACGGGCCAGAACGCCCATCCGGGTACGTCTCCAACGAATATATTGGAAACAAAAAGAGTCACAAATTTCACCGATCGTCATGTTCCTATCTCCCGGATGAGGATAACCAAAGAATTTTCAAGTCCAGAAACGCGGCAATCTCCGCAGGGTACGACCCATGCGAGCATTGTAACCCCTAGCTTCCCCGCCGGAACGGTTTCCCGTTCCGGCGCTTACTTTATGATGTTCCGCAGGAATCGCAGGATGATTTTCAGCTGATCCAGTGTGGCCCGCTCTAAAATGTTTTCAATCTGTTCCATCGTCTTTTCCATCTCCGTCTCCATTTCTCCACAAAAACCGCGTTCATTTTTTGTTAATCTTTGCCTCTTGTTCGTGCCTCCCAAAAGTTGTAAGATATAGGTAGGCGTCGCCCGCGCCGCTGGCCGAACAACGGCGCGGGCTTTCGCTTGCGCAGGCGACCGGGAGCCGTCTGTAACTTTAGGGTAGCCTGTCCACGGTAGACTTGTAAAGATATGACAGTTGCTTTTTGCAGTCAGACGTCTTGCTTTTTTGGGGGGAATGACATGTTTTGAAGGAAAAATTATCTGATTTATGCCGTGAGCAGAAGCAAACAATCACTCCGCACAAAACAAACCAGGACGTCGCCGAAAATACCGACCTTTCCGTCGGCACCGTCTCCCAGTTCTTTCGCGGCGACATCAAAAATCCGTCTGTTTACACGGTCGGCCCGATCTGCCGGGAGATGGGCGTTTCTATGGATGAGTATTTCGGCATCCCGCATGATGAGCCTGCCGAGCCTTCCGAGCCTCCCGATGCTGAAAAACTCCGCGCCGAGAACGCGGCGCTTCGTGTGCAGCTTGCTCAGCATCAGAAGTCCCTGCACATGCACCGACTTGTGACGCTCATCCTCTTGGGCATTCTTTCGCTGTGTGCCCTTGCGCTTTTGGTTGACGTGCTCATCCCATCGATCGGCTGGATCCGCACATGAATAAAACCGCCCCGGCCCAGCGCCGGAGCGGTATTCTTGGAGGTTTTACGATGCCAATTCCCAAATACTATGTCCGGCCGGACGGCCTGCATGAATCCATCATCACAGTCAACGGCAAGCGCAAAGCGTTTCGTGGCAAGACGGACCGCGAGGTCTGGAACAAGATCAAGGCATACCGCGCTGAAGCCGAGAAGCCAAAGACCGTCCCGTTCTCCGACGTCGCCCACGCCTGGTGGAACGAGATCGAGCCAACGCTTGCGCCGAATTCCCTGCGCAATTATTCCCCTGCCTATGAGCGCGCCGTCGCGCAGTTTGGCCCGGAGGATGTCGCCACGATCACAAGCAAAGAGGTTGAGACGTACATCAACCAGTTTGCTAAGACCCACGCAAAGAAGACCGTTATCACCCAGCGCCAGATCATCCGACAGATCCTGAATAAAGCCCAGCGCGAAGGTTACGTCTCTTTTAACGCTGCGCATGCAGTTCTTCTCCCGAAGAACCTTCCGCAGAAGCACCGCCACGCGCCGCCCGCTGATCAGATCCAGAAGATCAAGGACAACCTGAACGACGACTTCGGCCTGTTTGCCTTCCTGATCTATTATACCGGCTGCCGCCGCGGCGAGGCCGAGGGCTTGCGCTACGAAGATATTGACCGTGAGAAAGGCAGGATCTACATCCGCCGCAGCGTCTACCATACCGGTCCGACGCCCCAGATCAAGGAGCCAAAGACTGCCGCCGGTATCCGCTCTGTCCCGTTACTCCCCGCGCTGGCCGCTGCGCTTCCGCAAAAGGAGCACGGCTATATCTTTTCCAACGACGGCGGAAAAAGTCCGCTCCCCGGCTGGTTCGTCACCGACCAATTCGACGCCTACCGCAAGCGCACGGGCATCACCGTCTCCCCTCATGAGATCCGCCACGGCTACGCGACCGCGCTCTACGAGGCCGGTGTGGACTTCAAACTCGCTCAAAAATTCCTCGGCCACGCGCAGCTCTCCACCACCATGGATATCTACACCGACATCCTCGATACCCGCATTGATAAAGTCGCCGCCCAGATGGACGCGGCCTTTTAATTGCACTTTTTTACTGTGTCGGTCACTGTGTTCATACCCGTGTATTTTCGTGCTAGGATATGCTACGTCTTGCTACCTTGCAATTCTCGCAAAAGGTTTTGTTCAATCATAAATAATCCGTCTTTTAACTGCTATTCTACCCAAAAAGATAAAAAATAAGACGCAGGAATTTAAATTCCTGCGTCTTTATCTTTGGTGGACCTGAAGAGACTCGAACTCTGAAAAAATACTGTATTTTCAATGTTAATTTGCAAACTGTGTTTATTCTGTGTCCAGTCCCTTTTCTGTGCTCTCAGCTCCTTGCGATATGCTCATAATACGCCATGAGCTTCTGTTCCGGCCCCGGGCCGTCTTTATCGAGCAGAAACGCCTTTGCCAGCGCAGCGTAGAACTCCGGGCGGTTGAGGCCGAATTCTACGGCGACGGGGTAGTAGTCCGAGTACATCATGTTCATGGTTACGCCCCACGCCCAGCGCGGGACCACTGGCGCCTGAATGCCCATGCTCTCGGCCACGGCCGTTGTCTGTTCCATCGTCCAATGCGGGCCTGTCGTGCCGTCGGCGTTTTGCATGTTTGCTGCCCACTGCATGGCGGTCGCGCGGTCAAACTCGACCGTCTCCGGCTCGTCGTGGTCCTCGAGCTTATCCAGCCGGCACAGCAGATCTGTGACTGCTGCGGCCTGCTCGACCGTACGCATGGACACCGGGCACTCCGCGATCTCCCGCAGCGCAGCGTGGAGTTTGTCTTTATACGCCTGCATGATAGCACCTCATGCGAGCTTGAGCAGCCCCGTGCAAAGCTCGATCACGGAGCCTGCGGCCGTGCTGTCGGTCGTCGCCACGAGCGTGAATGTATGATTGACGCAGCAGCAGCACCCGGACAGCTCCAGATCCGTCTCCGTGTGGATCTCCGCATTGCCGGATGCCGGCAGCGTGACGCGCTTGAGCGTGCAGGGCAGCGCGACGCCGTCCATGTACCACTGCAGGGTCAGGACGCCCGCGGCCGTCGCCGCGATGACCGCATCTGCGGCCAGATGATACAGGCCGATCTTGACCGTGTCGTAGCTCTGCGGCTCGACCTGGATGGACGAACCGGAATTGACGACCTTTGCCCCGGCCAGCGTCAGCACGTTTTCGCTGTCTGCCGCGAGCAGTTGGGGCGCGTTATTAAAATATCGGACGCAGGATTTTTGATACGCCCGATTTCCATTGCCGTTATTACAAGCCATTTTCATTACTCCTTCCGTTTGGGCTTATGTGAAGGGGCATTATGCCCCGGATAGCTATATCAGGATGGGTCCGCGTCAGCCGCCGCAGCCGCACGGATTGCAGGGCGGGTTCTGGTAGTACCTGCCCAGCTGGCCGAGGATGTACTGCGACTGCATATAGTCGTTGTTCGCGGCGCGGCTCTGTGCGAGTTCGTCGCGAAGGCGCTGGTTCTCCTGCTGCTGCAGGAGCGTTCTGGTCGCCTCGCCCTCGGCGTGGATGGCCGTCTTGATCTCGCACGCGTTGATGCTGGAGTTGTAGTTGACGCCGTCGATCGCGCGGAGAATGTCGCAGCAGCACTTCTGCTGCACAGAGATGCCGCTCTCCGTGACGGACTGCAAATCGCGCAGCTCGCCGAGGATGTTGTAGGCGTTGTCCTTGACGGCGCTTGTGACGTCGTACGCGCCCTGACGCGTTGCGGCCACGCCCTCGTTGTTCTGGCGCTCCAGAGCCGCAAAGTCCGTTGCACGCTGTACGTCGGCCTGCGTCGCCGGGGCACTCTCGCCGCTGCCGCCGAAGCCTCTGCCCGCGAAGAGCAGGAAGAACAGCGCGATCAGGATGACAATGCCCCATCCGCCGAAGCCATAATCCTTATCCATGGTTTTCCCTCCTTTCTGGGTGGAATGAAATTTGATAGGCGCTTTCGCGCGGTATCACTTGCCGATCTGGCCGACGAGCTCGCCGACCGTCTTGTTTTTGTTTGCCTCGAACCACGCCTCAAAGCCTGGCTGCGAGGCCAGGAAGCTAAGCACCATCTGCGGGCTCTGCCCCTGCAGCGTCGTCTTCGCTGTCTGCAGCAGACCGTTCAGCAGCTTGTTTCCCCCGCCGTTTCCGCCCATCAGGGCCATAATCGGATTTTGCATTGAGCTTTCCCTCCAGTTCTTCGATTTTCCCGGCCATGCTCTGCAGGCCGGCCGTGATCTGTTTCAGCTGCTCCTGCAACTGGTTTGCCGCCTTTTCCTCTTCTGTCGGCTCCGGGAAGATCCGGAACCGCGCGATGGTCTTGGCCGCCATGCTGTCCGTGCGGATGTAGTACAGCAGGTTCTCGGTCTCGTGCAGCGCGAGCGCGTTGTCGTTCGGCTGCATCTGCAGGTTGTTGATGCTGGCCTCGCTGGCCACGGTCAGCACGCCGAGCTTCGGCGGCTGCGGCGGCAGCTGCGGGCCCTGCGGCCGCGGCATGGGCTGCAGCTGGATCTGCTGCGCGCCGTCCATCTCCCAGCGGCCCGTGTACGGGTTGTACGCCATGCGGTATCGCCCCTTTCTGATACCATTCTATCCGATTCCCAATTTCTTCTGGGGGACATCTGCGGGGCAATTCCGGGACATTTGTGTACCATTTGTGGGGACTTTTGTTTTTATAAAATATTTTGAAAGCCTCTTGACATATACGGTATTACAGTATATAATATAACCATAGACACAAAGCAAAACAAACACGACAAAAAATCGGAGGATGGCAGACATGTTTCATATCGTTTCCGCGTGGGGAACGCAGACAAATCCCCACTATGACCCGGACACTGCAAACAATGGCGGAGGTTACTGGCAGTTTTCCGGCGGTATCGTTGTCGACCTTAACGGCCAACTTGTCACCGTTGAGGTCGACGACACGTCCTGCGGCGATTTTGGCAGCCGCGTGTATTTTTCCGTGACCGCTGACGGCTTCTGCTGGCAGTTTTTCGACGGCACAATGGACGATGCGTCCATTGACACCCCGGAGGATGTCTTGGGCGTTCTGCGGTCAATCTCCGGCGTTCTGGGCGTGGACGCCGAAGCGCTGATTTCTGCCGCGTTGAATGCGGCGAACATCTGTGCGCGGGAGGTATGCTATGCCGACTGACACCCAGCGCCGCGCTCGCAACAAGTGGGATGCGGAAAACATGTCCGTGATTTCCTGCAAGCTAAAACGGGAGGTCGCGGAAACCTTTAAGGCTACGGCGAAAGCCAACGGCACGACCCCGAATGAACTGATCCGCAAATGGATCGATGCGTATGTGCGGCAAAACATGCCAGCAGAGCAACCTTCGGCCGAAAAAATATGATTTGAATGTAAAAGAGCCCGCCCGGAGCGTAATGCTCAGGGCGGGCTGCTTTGTGCCAGACGGCGGGCGATATTGTAGATGTGCGGCAGGCGGCGGGAGATGGTTTTGCGGTCGACGCCGATCTCGGCGGCGGCGTCCATCTGCGGGAGCCTGCGCACGATATAAAGCTTCACGATCTGCTGATCGATCTGATCCAGTATGCCCTCGTCAGTGACGCGCTCCCAGTCGCTGCGCGTGAGGTGTTCCAGCTCCTTCGGCAGAGCCAGCCGCGCAGTTATGCTTTCGTCACTCCCTTCGGCCCGCCGTCCTGGCAGGTTTTATCTCATGGCAGCAGCCAGTTTTTTCAGGAGATCATCGCCGTACTTGTAGTCGGCGAGATATTTGATCGTGTTGTCCGCAAGTCCGGCCTTTGCCTTGATGGTCTTCTTGGCGTCCTCGACGGCCTTGTCGACGGTTTCCGTGTCGTAGTCCACCCACGGGAGCTTGCCGTGCTTCTTCCATACACGGCTGTTGTAGCCGCCCTTTACGCCGATGTTGCCGACGCCGGTGATCTGCACGCCATTATCCCAAATGGGCGTACACTCAACGGCCAAGCCGTCTCCGATGTACAGGCCCCAGTGGCCGGGCATCCACAGGCCCTCGCCGGGAACGAGCTTATCCCAGCCGGACGCGGATACGTCCCTGCACTTGGCGATCATGCCGTCGGCAGAGACATCCGGGACAGCGTTTCCAGCGTAGCGTGCGCCTCCGTGGTAAGCATTCTTGTTGCCGTTCCATCCCCACAGGATCCCCTTTGTGAGATTCACGCAGTCAAAGCCAAAGTATCCCTTTCCGATCAGCCCGCGGAATCTGGCCTGCTTTGCGGCGTCGTACCAGTCCGGGTATTGCTTTGCCTTCTCAGTGATGATCCCATCCGTGACCGGAGAGCCGAAGCAGCCCCACATGTACACGGTTTTGTAATTCTTTGCAACGTCGATGTGCTTTTTTACAAGCTCTGACGCTCTCATAACGTAACTCATGCCCGCTCACTCCCGTACAACTCGTGGTGCAGCTGCAGCACGGCGGCCTCGATCAGCTTATCGATCGTTTCCACATCAAATTGAATGCCCTTCTCGGCGAGGAAGTTCACAACATACGCCTTTTTCGCCGCGCCGTCCGTCGCGGTGTACAGCTGCTCCGCCGCCTTTACGCCGATCTCGACGTAAGTGCGGAGCGTTTGCAGCTTGTCCGCATCGATCTTGGTTTTGAGCCAAGGGATCAAAAATGCCGAAACGAGCGCGCTGATGAGCGCGATCACTGCCGAGATGATCTGTGTGTAGTCCATATGTATGCTCCTTTCAATCTTTCAGCACGATCTCCGCGATGCGTGCTGCCGCTTCCGGGCCGTATTTCTCGGCCCATTTATCCATGTACTTCTGCGCGTACTTCGCGCGATTCTCGTTCTTGGCCTTCCAGAGATAAAATCCGCTGGAAGCTGTTGTTTCAGCCAGCACCGCAAGCGTGATCTCCGTCAGGTCTGCGCCTGCCGCGCAGGCGATAATGAGTGCGAGGCTGACGAGCGCGCTGCAAATCAGCCACTTTTTACTGAATTCCATTGCTATGCCCGCACTGCGCCTCCAGCTGGTGCAAAAACTTTTTTACGTCGCCGTTTCCGCCCAGCTTGACGTATTTCTGCCCGGCGATCAGGCGCTCGGCCATTGGCATTTCTTCCGACATGATGGTCAGCCGGAGGATCGCCAGATACTGCTCGTCCTGATGTTCCTGCATTTTCCCGAGCTTTTTGTCGATCTCGGCCAGGTGCGCCTCCTGCGTTGTGGCCTTGCCGCGCTTTTTCTGTATCGCGCTGACGACGGCGTTAACGACCGCCGTCAGCGCGGACGAGCCGAGCACGGCACAGACGAGGGTAACGATGATAGTCTTGGTGTCCATGTTTTTCTCCCTTCTGCCTTGACCGTCAGCGTCCCGTCGCGGTGATCCGTGATCGGGCCTGCGCGTGCGTCATCGTCAGCGTAATGGACTTGGACGCCCGCCCGTCCCAGTCGCGGTCGATCAGCCTTCCGCTGATGTATGCCGGATATTCATTCTCCTGTACCTTCAGATAGATCATTGCCTCTCCCTGTCTCTCCTTTCCTTAAAAGCACCATGCCGCCGCGATACCGTCCACCTCGGACGCGACGCTCCAGTCCGCTTCACCGCTCCATCCCGTTCTGCAGAAGCAGGTGGTGCTGCTGATCCTCGGCGAGCGCAGATACCACGCGCGATTTTTCTCCCGGTTCGCGGCCGTCTGGTAATACGCGTACTGCGTGCCCTCGCCCGCGTAGGAATGCGTCCGCGTACCCTGCACCT